GCGGCGTGGATCGCCGGCATCGACCGTTGGGGTGAGGACCGCTGGGAGGCACTGGAGACAGAATTGAAGGACGGCGCCGGTTCGAAGCGAACTTCTGACCGCATCGTTCCACAGAAAGAAAACACGCGCCCCGTTTCCGGAGCGCGTGATGGGAACTGGATCAACCGCAGGCGCGGCTGGATCAAGTAGTGCCTCTTAGGCCTTGCGCTTCAGCGCATAGACATAAGCCCTGGAGATGCCGAGTTCCTTCGCGATGGTATCGGCCGTCTTCTTCGCCTTAGAGCCAGCGATCACCGACTTGCGCAGCTTGGCGACATCGGCCGTGCTGCGACGTGCGGCCTTCTTTGCGGCGGACTTCTTCGGAGCCTTGGTCGACTTGACGGCAATTGCCTTCTTCGTCTTCTGGCTCTTCGTGGGCGCCCGGCCTGCAGCCTTCTTTGCTTTCTTTGCCATGTGGCTCAAAGGGCCTTGAGCTGGTCGGCAGATTCCTTGCCGCTCTTGCGATCAGCAACGACCTCGAAGGATACGGCCTGGTTTTCGGCGAGCGAGCGCAGACCAGCGCGCTCGACGGCGCTGATGTGGACGAACACGTCCTTGCCGCCGTTATCCGGCGCAATGAAACCGTAGCCCTTTTGATCGTTGAACCACTTAACCTTGCCTGTAGCCAATGTCGTATCTCTCTTCTTGTCAGTGTGTCGCTATCGCTGCTTTGGCAGCGCGGCAGACCAAAGCAGCTAAGCTGCACCAGAGTCAAATTGTTACGATCAGGGTACGGAGCAGGAGCGGCGGTTTATGCGACCTACCCGAGAGGGACCGGAGTAGCGGTTGGCCTGCCCAGAACAACAGTGCCGCCCTCGTCCATGACCATTCGGGTAACAAGTTCGGCGATGCGGATCTCCGGGCAGGTTGAGAACTTCCCGGCGAGAACGGCAACGATCAGGCCAACAGTCACGCGCTTGCCGGGGGCCTGGCCCATGGCGACGACTACGAGGGTCCGGGCAGCGGTTTCGAGATCAACTTCCATGGGCACATCCAGAATCGATGAACGCCAACCTGATCACAGGTTGAGTGTTCCTGGCTTTGATTTGGATCAGATTGCAGGGGGCGAGACATGAGCTGGACCGCCTCTGAACTCGATGCACTGCGCAAGGCCTATGCCAGTGGCACGCTGCGGGTCAGTTTTGAAGGCCGCAGCGTCGAATATGGCTCGGCTGTGGACCTGCTGAGCCGGATCCGCACGATCGAGGCCGAGATGCAGATCCAGTCGGGCGCGAAACCTCCGCGACGCAGCCTCGCGGCCTTCGGCAGGGGATAGAATGAACTGGTTGGATCGCACCATTGGCGCACTGGCACCGGCTGTGGGCTTGAGGCGATTGCGCCAGCGGCAGGCCCTGCAGCTGATGCAGCGGGCCTATGAAGGTGCCAAGGCCGGCAGGCGAACCGATGGCTGGGTGACGGCGGGAACCGGTGCCAATGCCGAGATCGGACCTGCAAGTTCGCGGCTGCGGGCCCGGTCTCGGGACCTTGTGCGAAACAACCCCTACGCCGCCAAGGCGGTCAATGCGCTCGTCAGCAATCTGGTTGGCACCGGAATCGTTCCAAGGGCACGCGCGAAGCGATCTGCCATTGCCAAAGCCGCGGATCAGTTGTGGCTGCAGTTCGCCGCAAGCTGTGACGCCGAGGGATTGACAGATTTCGGGGGTCTGCAGGCGCTGATCGTGCGCAGCCTCGTCGAAAGCGGGGAGGTTCTGGTCAGGTTCCGGGAACGCCGGATGGAAGACGGTCTTGCCGTCCCCTTGCAGCTTCAGCTTCTGGAGCCGGACCATCTCGATAGCGCCAAGACAGAGGAACTCTCCAATGGCGGCTACATCCTGCAGGGGGTCGAGTTCGATGCACTGGGGCGGCGGCGGGCCTACTGGCTGTTTCCCAGCCATCCCGGCGAGAACCGAGGTCGTTCACTTGTGTCGCGTCCTGTCCCCGCCAGACAGGTGCTGCATCTCTTCGAGCGGCTGAGGCCGGGGCAGGGGAGGGGTGTCTCATGGTTTGCACCCGTGATCCTCAAGCTGCGGGATCTCGACGACTATGACGATGCGGAGCTGATGCGGAAGAAGATTGAGGCCTGCTTCGCGGCCTTCGTCACCGGTGCCCAGGACGAGGAAACACTCGGCAAACCGTCTACCGGAATGTCAGGTGACCGCGTCGAGAGCTTCGAACCCGGGATGATCGAATATCTCGAACCCGGCAAGGACGTGAAGTTCGCTTCACCCTCCGCCAACAGCGACTATGCCGACTACATGCGCATGCAGCTCCATGCAGTGGCCGCCGGCGTGGGTCTGACCTACGAGCTTCTGACCGGCGACCTGAGCCAGGTGAACTACTCCTCGATTCGGGCGGGACTAATCGAATTCCGCCGGAGGATGGAGGCGCTGCAGTGGCAGCTGATCGTTCCGGGTCTCTGCCAGCCGGTGTGGTCGCGCTTCGTGGAACTGGCGCAGGCAGCAGGCAAACTGCCCGAGGGTGACATTACATCGGAATGGACGGCACCCCGCTTCGAGGCCGTCGATCCGCTGAAGGACATCCAGGCTGACATCCTCGCGGTCCGCGCCGGTGTCATGACTCTGAAGGAGGCGATCGCGCGCCAGGGCTATGACCCCGCCCAGGTACTGGCCGAGATCGCCGCCACCAATGCCGAACTCGATGCCGCGGGGATCACCCTCGACACCGATCCGCGGCGCTCGACCAAGACCGGGCAGGAGAAGGCGACGCCCTCCGACCCTCAGGATCCCAACATCCAAAACTGACAAGGAGGGTTCGAATGACCCACCAGGATCCGCCGCAGAACATTGCAGCGGCAGCGGACAGCTGCGAGCTTCCGCTCCAGACCCGCATGGACGTGCGGCTCATGCCGGACACCGCCATGGCCGAGACCCGAACCATCGAGGTCGTCTGGTCAACCGGGGCATCAGTGAGGCGTCGCGACCCATGGTCGGGGCGATCCTACGAGGAAGTGCTCTCCCTTGACCCATCTCATGTCGACCTCACGCGTCTCAATGGCGGGGCGCCACTCCTCAACACCCACGGCGCCTTCGACCTCGAAGACGTCATCGGTGTTGTCGAGCGCGCCTGGATCGCCCGGGAAGCGGGATCTTACGTCGGGCGCGCCACGGTGCGCTTTAGCGACCGGGCCGATGTCGAGCCGATCTGGCAGGACGTGAAGGGCGGCATCATCCGCAATGTCTCGGTCGGCTACGCCGTCCGCGCCTACGAAATCCGCGAGGAGGAGGGGACGGTTCCGGTCTGGACCGCTGTCGACTGGCAGCCCCTCGAACTCTCGGCCGTTCCCGTCGGTGCCGACGGCGCAGCCGGCTTCCGCTCTCAAGTCCCTCCAACCCTTTGCCGCCTGTTGCGCCAGGCAAACCCCTCCCATTCAACGGAAAAGGATACCCCCATGAGTGATGTGACCCCGGCCGTGGTCGAACCCGAGCGTAGTGAACCCGTCGCCGATGTTCCGGCAGAAGCTCCTGCTCCGGTAGAGGTGCGTTCTGTTGCCCCGGCGCCCGAGCCCGTCACTCGCGCCGTGCCGCAGGAGTCCGCCTTCAAGCCCGAGCAGATCCTCGCCCAGGAACGTTTGCGCATCGCCGGCATCTACGAGGCTGCCCGCAAGCTACATGTCGACCAGGCGGTTGCCGACGACCTTGTGAAGCGCGGCACCAGCCTTGCCGAGGCTCGTGGCGTCCTCATCGATGCCGCAGCAGCAAAGGACGCGGCAATCGAAACCCGCCCGCACATCCGTGCCGGTGACCTCGACGCCACCGAAACCCGCCGCTCCGCTGTCGAAGCTGCACTTCTCCACCGCTTCGAGCCCGGAAAGTTCCGCCTCAATGATGCAGCGCGCGAATGGCGGGGCCTCAGCCTCATCGAAATGGCCCGCAGCTTTCTGGAAGCCGAAGGGATCCGGGTAAAGGGACTGGGTCGCGACGAGATCGCCACCCGTGCGCTCCATACCGGCTCCGACTTCCCGCAGATCCTCGCGGGCGTTACCAACCGCACGCTCCGCGATGCCTATGAGGCGGCACCCCGCACCTATCAGGCGATTGCGCGCCGGGCGACGGTTGCTGACTTCAAGTCGGTGCAGCGCCTGCAACTCGGTGAAGCCCCGCAGCTCGAGAAGGTCAACGAGGCCGGCGAGTTCAAGCGCGGCAGCATCGGAGAGGCCAAGGAGACCTACCGTGTCGAGACCTACGGCAAGGTCGTTGGCATCACCCGCCAGGTACTGATCAATGACGACCTCGATGCGTTCACCCGCGTGCCGTCGCTCTTCGGCACTGCGGCGGCCACGCTGGAATCTGACGTCGTGTGGAGCATCTTTACCGCGAACCTCGCCATGGCCGATGGCAAGTCGCTGTTCCATGCCGGTCACAGCAATCTCGCGGGCACCGGCACGGCGCTCGATGTCGCCAACCTCGCCAAGGCGCGGACCGCCATGTCCAGGCAGACCGGTCTCGACGGCAAGACGGTGCTCAATATCCGTCCGACCTTCCTTGTTGTACCCACCTCGCTGGAACTCGCGGCCGAGCAGCTGCTGGCCCAGAACATCGTGCCCACCCGGGCGGGCGACGTGGTGCCCGCGACGATCCGCAGCTTGAGCGTCGTGTCCGAGCCGCG